ATATTCAAACCAACGAACAAATGAGGCAACCGAATGATAGCAGAAACCCTTGCGGGTATCGCACTGGTGAAGAGTGCCGTAGATGGCATCAAGTCTGCAATTGGAACAGCAAAAGACGTAGGAGAGATTGCAGGGCACATTGATAACCTGTTAACTGGCGAAAAACAGGTTCAGCAACAACGGGCACGTAAATCTGGCGTTAGCTTGGGGGACCAGTTCGGAATCAAGTCGGTTGCACAAGAAGTCATCGATGCACGACTCGCCCAAGAACAGGTTCAAGAAATGCGAACCATGATTGATATGCGGTTCGGCCCCGGTACTTGGCAATCAATAGTTGACGAACGTGCACGACGCATACAAGAAGCAAAGGAAGCCGAACGCAAGGCCAAGATGGAAGCCCAACGTGCCCACGACGAAATGATGGAAGGTCTGAAGAATTCCATGTTGGTTGGTTTGGTTGTAGCAATTGGGATGGCTTTGTTCTTTGCATTCATCATCTTCCTTCCGAAATAACTTGACTAATTTAAAATTTTAGTCTATAATAGGTTCGAAGGAGACTGACATGGACAAACTTGCAATAGACGCTCTCCGCCACACTTACGAATCAAAAAAGAAGACAGCAGAATATGTTTTTAAAAACGCTAAAAACGACATTATGGCTATGGACAAGGCTGTTAAAGACTGGTCTGAAGCGCATTACCGCCTATGTGCCCTTGATTGGCTTGAGGATGACTATGACATCAGCCCGTCGCTGTTTGATTAAATACGTTGGTTGGGGTTTGCTGTATTGCGGTAAGCCTTTTTCTGCTATCGGCAGATGGTTTTGGAAAAAGCACAAGCAGGTGCTAGACTTGAACGATGGCTCTTAAAAAACCACAACGTAGCTTAAAGGCTTGGACCAAGCAAAAGTGGAGAACCAAGAGTGGAAAACCATCCACACAAGGACCAAAAGCAACAGGCGAACGCTATCTTCCGGCATCAGCTATTAAAGCCCTTTCGGCAAAGGAATACGCAGCCACCACCCGTGCTAAAAGAAAAGCAACTAAGGCTGGTAAACAAGTCTCAAAGCAGCCAAAACAAATCGCTAAAAAAGTACGTAGTCATAGGAAAGTAAAGTAATATGCCGGTATTAGGAAACAGTAAGTTTTTTACAGAATCTGTAGACCTTACAACTACGTCAGATACAGATATCTATGTTGTACCTAACAATTTTTCATCACACGTGGCGCATCTTTTAATCAGCAACAACGATTCATCTACACGAAATTACACCTTAAAATGGTATCATGCAGATGACACAACAACCCACACAATTCTTTCTAATCACGCTTTAGCGGGGGGTACGTTTGATTCCGTATTTACAGTAGATAAACCTCTGTATCTACATGCGGGTGACAAGCTTATTGTTACTGCTAACACCGCTAATACCTTAATAGTAACAATTAGTACAGAAGAATTTTACGACCCAAATAGGTAACCCATGAACTACCTTGACCTCATCAATTCTGTTCTTCGTGAAGTCAACGAAGTTGAACTGACCACTCTTGCTTCGGCTCGTGGTATTCAAACTTCCGTAAAAGACTTCATCAACAAATCACAGCGGGACATTATCAACTCTGAAGTTGAATGGCCCTTTACCGTTACAGCAGGTTCGATTACCACGACTGCTGGTACAGCCGAATATACTAAACCAGTAACTGCCAAGACCATTGATTTTGATAGCTTCACGGTTCAAGAATCTGTAAGCACGGCAGAAAAGAAACTAGCTTACATTTCATTCAACGAATACTTAGAAAAGCTTAACGAGGCAGACACCAATCCGACAGGGGGTGGTCAAGCACTACCTCAGTACGTATATTTTACACCAGATGAAAATATTGGTTTATCTCCTGTCCCTGATGCGTCCACCTATACAGTTCGTTACTATTACTACGCGACACATACGGACATGACGCTTGCAACGGATACACCTGTGATACCCGAACGCTTCCACGACGTTATAGTTAATCGCGGACGCTACTACACGCACATGCTTCGTTCGGACACGCAATTCTCCCAGCTTGCATTGCGAGATTACGAACAGGGTTTGAACCGTATGCGTGTTGAACTTATTAACCGTAAGGATTACATGAGGGCCGTATAATGCCAGATACTTCGCTACTCAGCCCCTATGTTGTTCGTTTAGGCGGCGGCTTGGTACTGGATAAGGATACTTTCTCTATTCCCCCCGGTTCTGCCTTGCAGTTACAAAACTTTGAACCGGATATCAATGGTGGCTACCGTCGTCTGAATGGGTTCGATGAATACAACGCAAGCATAGTTCCGCAAACCAGTTCTTCTAGCGAAGCTGTTTTAGGTATCCACGTCTATAAAGACCAAGTTTTAGTTGCACGTGGTGAAAAGGTATTTAAGGGAACGAGTGCTACTACTCTCTTGAATGGGGCTGTTCTGGTAGGGGATACGACTTTAACTGTAGATTCTACTACGGGATTTTCTCCAACAGGTACCTTGCTTATAGGTACAGAACAAATCACCTACACGGGCGTAACAGCCACAACGTTTACAGGCTGTACTCGCGGTGCTAACGGTACAACTGCAGCGGGATATGTTGACAACACACCTGTAGCGCAGTATTGGACAGAAATTGATACAGGCCGCACTTCTGCTGGTCGCTATGATTTTACGAACTTTAATTTTGACAACACGGAAAAGGTTATCTTTTGTGACGGGGCTAACAACGCTTCTTCTTACAACAACACTGCCGTAACTGATTTGAACGCTGCAGGTGCCCCTGCTGACCCCCAATTTGTTGCAATATTCCGTGACCACGTATTCTTCGGTGGTATGTCCACAAATCCGCAAGAGATTGTGTTTACAGCACCGTACGATGAAACAGACTTTAGCACGGCTAACGGCGCAGGGTCTATTCGGTTCGAAAGTGCGGTTCGCAGAATAAAATCGTTTCGTGAACGGCTGTTCGTCTTTTGTGAAGACCAGATATATTTGGTTACAGGTTCATCTATTGCAGACTTTGCGGTTCAACCCGTAACCCGAAACATCGGTTGCGTAGACGGATTCAGCATTCAGGAAATCGGCGGTGACCTTATTTATCTAGCCCCTGACGGTTTGCGAACTGTTGCTGGTACACAAAAGAATGACGATATCGAACTTGGTACTGTGTCAAAGCAAATTCAGCCCCGCTTGGATAACGTTTCTACAGACCGTATTTCGTCCCTTGTTATCCGTAAAAAGAGCCAGTATCGCTTGTTTTTTCCGGGCGATACCCAGCTTGAAAGTTCTGCACCGGGTGTCATAGGCGTAATTAAAGCAGGTGTTGAAGGCGGTATAGGTTGGGAATACTCCGATATTAAAGGTATCAAGCCTTCTTGTTGTGCTACCGGATTTATCAATGGCGTTGAGACTGTACTGCACGGCGGATACGACGGATACGTTTACCAGCAAGAAATAGGCGATACATTTAACGGAACGAACATCCAAGCAATTTATCAAGGCCCAGATTTTACTATGGGTGACGCTGGTATCCGCAAGATGATGCAGCGTATCATCTGGAACTATGATAACGAAGGAAATGTGGATGCTGATTTTCGGGTTCGTTACGATTTTAGTTCATCGGCGGTTCCACAACCCGCACAGTATCCGCTAACTACAGGGGCTGCGATTGCCATCTACGGTAACCCGTCTTCTTTGTATGCAACAGCAGTCTATGGCTCATCAGGCACACCGTTAGTTCGTCAAAGTATAGAAGGTAGTGGCTTTACAGTATCTATTCGCCTAGATGACAAAGATGGGGCAGACCCTATTTCAATCAAAGGATACCAACTGGAATTTACACCGGGTGGAAGGAGATAAAACATGGCAGGTTACACCCGTCAATCCACATTTACAGATGGCGACGTTATCACCGCCGCACATTCGAATGACGAGTTCGACCAGCTAGTTTCGTCGTTTGATAGTGCGACAGGCCACACACACGATGGTACGTCTGCAGAGGGTGCGCCAATCACCGTTGTTGGTCCGGCACAAGACGTAATCGTTAGCGGCACACAGGTACTTCCCAAAACAAACAACACTCTGGATGTTGGTAGTGCAACCTTTAAATTTAAAGACGGTTACTTTGCAGGGGATGTGATTGCGAACAACATTGCATCTACTAGCTACAATTCAGACATCATTCCAGACACCGACGACGCCTACGATTTAGGTAGCGTAACGAACGAGTGGAAAGATTTGTACATCGACGGGGTGGCGAACATCGACAGCCTTGTTGCAGATACCGCTGACATCGATGCA